CTTAAAATCTCTGCAAGCTGTACTCCATAAGAAGCTCCACTTTTTGTATATTTAACGTTTGTAACCGCTTCCATAGAGTTAAGTTCTTCCTGATGGGCTATAAGCTGAGATTTCAACGAGCTATGGTTATCTTCATCCCATGCTATATCCATTTCAAGAACTCTTTTCCCAGAGTATTTTATTCCGCTATTTGAGTCATTCACACCACCGTCATCGGTGGTGTTTTTTGTTCCCCCGGCTGCACGGTAGCTCTCCCCGGCGTCTGCAAGGCCCTCTATGAAGTAGTCCTGTATCTGCCTTACGGTGTCTGCTCCCATGCGCTCAACTATCCGGGCCTCCTCGCTGTTGGTCCTCAGACCCTTGTAAAGGCGGTTTATGCGCTTGAAAAGCTTTCTGAAGTATTCCATCATCTTGGAGAAAAGGCTTGCGTCCTGCTGCTTTATAGCTTCAAGTTTGCTAAGCACTCTGCCGTCAAGCAGCATTTTCTCCATGGAGTCTGCCACTACCTCATCATAAGCCTCCTCCGGCGTCAGCTCTCTTTTGTCCTTCCTGGCCTTGTCGATTTGCTCTGTCATCCTCTGGGCCAGATCTGGGCCACTTATCTCGTACTGCTCAAAGAGAAAGTTTGCCAGTACCTTGTACTTGGCGGGGCTCCAGTCCTGTATGAAGTGGGTAAGCTCATGGGCCGCAGTGAAGAGCAGCGAGCCTTCAAAGTCCGGGCCTGCATCGGCGGATATGTGTATGCTGCTGTCCCTGGGGTCATACCAGCCGTTGGAGCTTAGCCCCTTAGGCTCTATGTAGAAGTCCACTCCCAGCGCGTCAGCCACCCGCTCAAGCACCTTAATGCTTTTCTTCTGTCGTTCGCTCAGGCTTTTTTTATCCATTCTGTAGCGGACCTTGCCGGGGCCCTTGCGGCCTGTGCTCTGCTTTACTGCCTGCCGCACCTCCGCCTGTGCCTTTGCTGTTGCCCTGCCGCCGAACAGCTCACCCGCTTTATGGGCAAGCCCCCTCTGCTCTACGCTCAGCTTTGCGGCATAGCTTTCCGGGTCCTTGCCCACCTGACTGCGGGGCAGGCCCTGCGCTCCTGCCTTAAAGGCCTCCTCTATGCCCAGCGCGTAAACCTCGGGGTCAACGTCCTTGCGGCTCAACACCAGGGACCGTGCCACATTGCGCTCTATGCCGAGGCTCTGCATGGTGGCCTCTATCATATCCGCATCAAGCACCGTCTCTGTATCGTCTTCAGGCTCCCTTGTGTTAAGGGCTTGCCCCTTACTGTCATTGCGAGGCTCCGCAGGAGCCGTGGCAATCTGCCCTTCGCTGTCATTCCGAGGAGCGTTAGCGACGTGGGAATCCGTCTCTCCTTTACTGAAAAACCTCATGTATTCCGGCAGGCCCTTTTCAGCCTCCCGCATTGCCTCTATCAGGGCCGCATCGTCAAAGGCTGAGCGCACCGCGCCTCCGGCCGTGCCCTTAAACTCTGCCTTGTCTCTCGCCCGGGCCATTTCATCAAGCACCGCCACGGCCTGCTTGTTCCTTTTGAAGTTGGCATTTTCAATCACTCCGATTTGCTCGCCCAGCAGGGCCTTGGCCATCGTGTCTGAAAGTGCCTCTATATCGCCTTCTGCCTGAACACCCTCAAGCTGAGCCTTGGCCATCTCTTTCACTTGCGACCGGTTCTGCTCGTTCAGAGCCTCCGTCAGTGCCATCGCCTCATGGCCCCGCAGCCAGTACTTGCCCTTTGAACTGTCATTGCGAGACTCCGCAGGAGTCGTGGCAACCTGCCCTTCACTGTCATTCCGAGGAGCGTTAGCGACGTGGGAATCCGTTTCCCCTTTCTGCCCCTCCTGAGCGGCCTCTGCTGCATTTTGTGTAGCGGTGGTGCTCTGCCCCCTGCTCTGGCGTGAAAGGCCCTGTGCCTTCTCGTAGGCCGCCGAGGGGCCAAATCCTGCCTCAACTCTGCTGTTTATCGCCTTGCCCGCATTGACTGCCGCTCTGCCGGTGGCCCTTGCCCCAGCCGCAAGCAGCTGCCCGGTGGTGCGTCTGCCCTCCGGGGCAGCATCTGCAAAGCGTTTTGCAATTTCGTACGCTTTTGAATCCTCCGGTGCTGCAAGCCCCTCTGCAATCAGCGCGCCGCTGTCACCCCTGTATTTGCTCAGAGCCATTGTACCGCTGCTTACGCTGCCGGATATGCCGCCGGAGAGTGCCCCGCTCATAAAGCTCCATGCCGTTTCCTTGGCCCAGTCCTTGTAGGCGGCCTTCATGGCCTCCTCCCGGGTCATGCCCTGCATCATGTATCGCTCTGCAGTTACCTGTATGTCCCGCTTGTCCCCCATGACCAGCGCGTCCGCAAGGGTGGTACCAAGCTGGCTTATTGCTTCCTCACTGCCCTCTATCATGCTCTGCTGCAATATGCTCTTGAAGAAGCCCGCCACACTGGAGGGGCTTTTCATTTTAAGCAGATTCTGTATTGGCAGTTGCTCTGTGGCACTTTCTATAAGGCCGCTTGCAATGCCCATCGTCAGGGCCTGCCCCGGCGTGGCTCCTCTCAGCACCGCATCCTCGTAGCCGTTCTTGGCGCCCAAGCCGAAGTATGCCGCCGCGCCGCCCACCGGGCCGCCCAGATAAGCATAGGTCATGCTCTGCAGTGCGCTGTAGCCAACCTGGTACAGCTCGCCCACTCCAATGTCTCCAAATATGGGGGAGAGCTTTTCAAGCACACGGTTGCCCCAACTGTCGTCTGCGTTCAGTGTTTCCGCTATGGCCCCGCTCATAATGTTGCCGTAGTCTGCCGGGGAAAGCTGGGCATCTTGGGTTATTGTGCCTCTTGCCGCATACTCCATCAAATTATCAAGGAAGTCTGCCCCGGCCGTGGCCTGCCCCAATATGCTAAGGCCCGTGGCTGCCGCCCCGGTACCGAAGTTTTTGGTTGCCCAGCCCTCCGCCGCCTGCTGCTCTGTATAAGCCTTGGCGGCGTTTTTGTTGTTATTCAGGTTTTCTGCATAGGAATAAGCCTCTTCAGGGTCCCTGTTGTAGAGGTACCCAAAGGTCTCCCGCTCCTGCTGTGTCCAGTCCTCCCGGGGCTCCCGCCATGCAGTATCATTCTGCAGTTGTTTTACCTGACTCTGCTCGTAGGCCATGCCGCCGGTGCCCAGCTCCATGTATCTTTCATACTCGGCCTGCCGGTCAGCTTCCTGTCTGGCGTTAAGCTCTGCCGCCTCCCGCTCAAAGCGTTCAAGGCCCGCCGCCGCGTTTTGCCTGAAATCTTCGTTCCCGCTCAGGTCCATATAGCGGTTGTCCTTGCCCATTTTTGCAAGGCTCTCTGCCCACAGTGCTGCCTTGTCTGCCTGCTGCCACAGCTCTTTAAGCTCTTCGATGTTTTCTGCCGGGGCTGCTCCAAGGTAATTTCCCTGCTCGTCCCACTGCCCCGCGTTCTGCTTGCTCTGGGCCTGCCGGTAGGTATTGTATGCGCTGTCCCTTGTTGCTGCCGCTTCTTCGCTTTGCTCCAGCAGCTTTTTGTACCAGTCCTCACTGCTGCCGCCTGCGGCAAGGGTATCTCTCAACAGACGCTGAGCCCCAAGGGTATTAAGCGTCTTGCCGTCCGCTCTTGTTCCCGGCAGCGTGGCCATGGTCAGCGCGTGGATGGGAGCTAATTTCTCTGCCGGTGTTGCATAGTGCTGCCTGTAGTAGTCCTGATACTTGGCATATTCTCTGCTTTCACTCTCTTTGCTTCTTACTCCTGCCGCCTGCAAAATACTGTTAGCTGCGCTTGACCGCTCGGGGGCAGGGACTGCAGATGTATTTCTTGAGCCGGCCTGGCTGTTTGTGTCCCTGCTTACTCCTGCTGCCTGCAATATTTCTCTGCTTGTTTTGGCCATTATTTACCTGCCTCCCTGGGTGCCTCCCTGTTTGGTTATGTAGTACTTTTCATAATCAGCAGGCCGGCGGTCTGCCGTCTGAATTATCCAGTCGTTTATTTCTCTGTCGCTTACGGAGGGATCATTTACAAGGGTGTTGTAGTCATCTACCCATGTATTGTCTCCACTGCTGTTGCCATAGTAGGTTCTGCCGCCTCCTCCGGTTTTTATGCCGTTTATTTTGTTGTAGAGGCCCTGATTCTGGATTTGCCATGCTTTCAACAGCTTTTCCACCTGCGCCTCGGTAAGGCCTGCCGCAGCAGCTTCCTCTTCTGTGGGGTCATAGCCGGTGGCGTTAATCAAATCCATAAGCCGTGCGTAGTTGTAGTCCTGCTCGGTGTAATAGCGGTTGTAGGCGTCCTGATACTTTGCGTATTCATCTGCTGCCAGATCACCTGCAAGGCCGTACTGCTGCATCAGCCTGTCGCCCTCGTCCTGGTACCTTCCGTATGCCTGAGCGTAAAGCTCCGGTACTACGTCATTTAATTGCTGCAGGTAGCTGTCATATGCCTGCTGGCCCACGGCTTGCCCGTAACTGGAGCCGTAGCCCCCGGTAAGGGCCGCCGCCTGCCCCATACTGTCCCGCATGGAGAGCTTGCCCATATCCGCATAGTTCTGCTTGTACATCTGGTAGAGCGTATCGTCACTCAAATCATAGCTGAAGCTTTCTCTGCCCATTATCTGGTTGTAGATGTCCTTTATCTGGGCGTCATAGCTGGGATTGTAAGAGGGCTTGCTTGCGGCCTGCAGTGCGCCCATGGCCTGGTTGTAGGCCGTATCTGCCGCCTGCTGCTGTGCGCTGGGCTGGCTCTGCTGCACTGCCGGGGCCGGGGTGCTGGGCTGCTGTACCGCCGGGGCAGTGTTTTGCTGGGCCGCCGGTGCCGGCGTAGTGTTCTGCTGTATCTGCTCATTCTGCTGCTGCAGTTTTTTCTGTTCTTCTGTCATGCTGTCCTCCTTAACTTACTCGCTTCCACATGTACGCCGGGGAGGAGGCCAGCAAGCTCCATGTGCCGTAGCCCAGGAGCTCTGCTGCCTCCCCCTCCCGCGTGGTGACAAATACGTCGCCTGTCTCATATATAGGTGCTCCCCTCAGTGAGGGCGTTGTGTAAAAGCTTCCGTCTGTAAAGCCGAGAGTAAGCCTGTATTCTTCATCCATGCTTACCGATGCTATCCCGTTGCCGTCAAAGTCGCCGCTTTCCTCTGCCTGCCTTAAAAGAGCCTCCAGCTCCGGCCAGAGCTCTGAGTGAGATACCTTGTCTTTTGATATCTTGCTTAATGCCTTGGCATTGGTGCCTATCATATCTCTCAGTTCCCTATAGGCACGGGCGGTGAATCCCCCATCGTTTACTGTTGTTTGCTCTGTCGGGCTGTCCACATTCAGCCTTTCGACCAGTCGGAAGAGAAAACTCCACATTTGCTCAGCCTGCGCCTCCGGTGTGCCCTCAAAACGGGGCGGTATTTCATAGCTCATGTATCGCTGCCCCTCTCCATCATCTTTGCAAAGCTGTACATGCGTACATCTCCCCTGCCTTCGGCTTTTATGCGGAAATGGTCGCAGCGCCTTGTTTGTACCGGCAGCACAAAGCTTCCTGTGCCTGTGCCCTGGGCATGCCCCGCGAAGCGCCACACTCCGTCTGAGTCGTACTCAATAAAGATATCCATTTCCGAGCCCAGGGGCAGATTCATCCGGATGTTAAAGCGGCCTATGTATTTCTTTTCCACAGTCTCATATCCCATAAGCCCCGTGGTAAAGCTCCATTTGACCGTTTCCTCCGGCTCTCCCTCCCGGTCCGATACGCACATCAGCGCGTGGCCGTTTTCGTCTATGAAATAGAGCTCGCCGTTGGCGTTGGCCCAGTAAAGGGCGTGTACATCGTCCTCCACATGCCAAAAGCCCCGGGCCGTATCCAGCACAAATATGCGGTACCTCCCGCTTCTGTCTCTCATGGAGATATAGTATTTATCTCCGGTGCTGCCGGCCTTAGCGTCAAAGTATCTTTCTGTGCCCAGTGCTGCCGATACGCTTACCGGCAGCGAGCCGTCATAAGCACATATATCCGTTATTCCCTTGTAATAGAGCATCTCGTTTACAACCACCAGACTGCGGCTGCTGCCCTGCTGTACGCCCCTGCACGCGCTGTCCACTATCCGGTGTGCCCCTGTGGAGCTTACATAGACCTTGTGCAGCACGTTTTCCTTGAAGAATATGGGATAGCCCAGATGGGTCACCGCCCCGGTCCACGCGCCGTCTGTGCCCACGCTGGCCACATAGCTGTCGGTGCTGAGCCCCAGAAACTGATTCCAGTTTTTAAAGTCGCCCAGCGCACAGCAGTAAATTTCGTTGATGCTCACGCCGTCCACCGTGCCGTACTTGCAGCCCCACAAGCGGTTTTGCGCCTCGGTGATGAAGTCCATATCCGGCATGGACCGGCGCACGCTTATGCTTCCCTCTTCCTGTGTGTAGGTTTCATCCAGCAGGCCGATTACCACAATGTAGTCCTCGCCCCGGTCGTAGATTATTTTTTTGCCGTTAAGGGCCTCTATCTGGTTTTCAAGCTCTGTTCCAAGGGCAGAGGCGCCGCTTATACTTACGCCGTCGTATACTGCAAAATTGGCTCCTATGCCCTCAGCGCGTATCTTGGTATATACGCTGGCTATTTCAGTCCATATGGCGGAGGCTGCATTATACTGCTTAAGCACATGCACTTCCGAAGATGTATCTATCCACAGGCTGCCGTTTTCCGGCTCCTCCGGTGCCGATGAGCTTACCGTCGGCTCTGCATAGGCCGTGCCGTCGGCCTTGCAGATGGAGTAGGTGATGTTGCCTGTTTTTTCAAAGGCTGCGTCTATTGCGCCGCAGTCCTCGTAGTTTTCCGTGTTGATGTACAGCTTGTCCGGGAAAATAACTATGTATGCCCCCATAGAAACAAGCTGCTTTTCGCTGTCCTCTATTGTGCAGCCCTTTTCGCTGAGGTAGCCTGTCAGCTCCTCCCCGCCGTAAAACAGCCGGCTGCCGTCTATGTATGCCAGCTTCTTCTTTGCAAGCAGACCGTTGGGCCTGCTCAGCTCTGCCAGCTTTCCCCGCTTTTCTCTGTTTGCCAGCAGCGGATACTGAGAGGAGGACAGGTTTTCCATATCGTAGAACTCACCGGCCCCGATTTTTAAATTGTGGTTGTAACCGCCAAAGGTATCCGTTACCTGCTGCTGTGTGCTGATAACGTTAATCTGTGGGATATACGGCATTTGCCTGCCCTCCTTTCTCAAAATCTGAATCTGCCCCGGCTAAGGGGCATGTGCTCACGCCTGTACCATGCCTGGTATCTGTTAAAGGCCGCGTTGTACAGGGCTATGCTCTGGTTATATCTGGCGTCCTCTCCGTTGGCCCGGTCTATCTGGGCCATAAGATAGTTGCTGTACATTTCCTGTGCGTAGGGGAAGGGGACCAGCAGCTCCTGGCCCATGTCGTTTTCCGTGTATGCCTCAAATATCTGAGGCATATTCTCGTCCCGCTCATGCAGGCAGATAAGCTCAACGAATATCTGTCCGTCCAGCTTTGAAAGCCACTGTATTTTTATCTCGTTGTCGTAGTGGTTGGGTTTAAGCTTGTCCACAAGGCTTATTGCCTCTGCTATTTTCATCTTTTGTACCTCCCTGCATATATGCCGAAAAAGGGAGCTTTCGCTCCCTTTATTTACTTGGCCTTTTCAAGCATGGCTCTGCGATGCTTGTCGCGCTCTCTTTCCGCTTTCTGGCTTCTTTCGATCTCCTTTGCAATGGCAGGGGGCACCTCGCTGGTGTCGCCCTTGGGCAGCCAGAAGTTTTCACCGTTTACGGATACAAACTGCATAGGCTCGTCTCTGTCCATACCACGGGGCAGAGTTACGCTTACACGCTTTTCCTCGGTCTTGTTCTTATCAGCCATTTTTATTTCCTCCTGTTATTTGATTGTCGGGCGGGGTGTTGGCCCCGCCCTTGTATTTTTAGTTTGCCTGGTCGGTGGCGGAGAAGCTGCTGCAGCTCATTACGCGCAGCAGACGCTCGGCGTAAAGGATGGTAGCTCCGTTGGTCTCAAACTTGTAGCCCACAGTGCTGAACTGGTTGAGGGGGCCGCCGGCTATATCCTTGCCCTTGATAATCATCTCAAGGCCGCCTTCTGCGGGGTCGATAATGCCGAAGCTGTCCTTGCCGAAGAAGTAGGTGGCGTAGGTTGCGCCGCCTGCCTTGTTGGCATAGTCCTCACCGGTCAGCACAGGTGCAAATACGTCCTCAACAAAGCGGCAGCCGTGAAGCTCGCCGATTTCGCCGTTGAAGATCTCGCTAACGGCAGCGTACTTGTGGACCTCTATCCAGTCCTTGCTCTGGCGCAGGTCGTGAGCCACAGAGGGGTGGATAACGGCGGCGTACTTGCCGTTGATGCGGGGCACCTTGTTCTTCTTCATGATGGTGACGGCCTTGTTGACCATTGCAGGGGTCAGCATGCTTGCGGTAGCGTCGGTAGCCTCCATTTCCTCAGGGCTGGTGGGGGTGCTCACCTTGGCGCCGGTTGCAACGGTGATGTTGTCGCAGTAGAGCACGTTGGTGTTTACCAGCAGCGCGTCGCGGATAAGGGTCTCCTGGCTTTCTGCGGCAGATGCGCCCATCTCCTCAGTTGCGCCCAGAATCACGTCGTCATAGGCGCGAAGCTCAAGACGGTCGGAAATGCTGGTGTAGGTACCGTACTGGTTGATGCTGCCGGTCTTTGTGCTTACGCCGAACTTCTGTCCCTCAGGAATAACACCTTCAACCAGAGGCACAGCCTTTTCAAAGGTGTTCCACTTGCGCCATTCAACGGAGCCGCCGTGGTTTGCCGGCAGAGGCTGACGCTTTGCAAACTGCGCGTAGTAAAGCTCTGCGCGGGCGTTTTCCAGCAGCTCAGTGTCGTAGAAGGTCTTCAGCTCTGCGCTGAGAGTGTTGGTGCCGTCAAAGGGGGTGCCTTCACCGGTGTAGGCGTTCACATACTGGGAGCTGGTGTTCACCACGGTGCCTGCATCTGCAAACATCTGCAGCATTGCTATGATTCTTTCATTCATTTTTTTATCTTCCTCCTGTTTTCATATCATTCCGGGATAAATTTTTGTCCCGTAGGCTTTTGCACGGCTCACAGCTTCCTTTATCGCTGCGCTGTGCTTGGGGTCGTAGGCGGCTGCCGGCTGCACCGGGCTTACTGTGCGGGTCTGCGCTCCCGCTCCCGCCTCCGTGGGTCTGGCCTGTCCGGCTCTTATTGAGGCTGCCACCTGCTCCATGATCTGCTTGCTCAGCAGCTCTGCTTTGGCGGCCTCTATTTCTCTGCGGTGCACATGGTAATAGGCGTCCTCTACACTGAGGCCCATGTAAGGGTTAAGCATCCTGGCAAACGCAGGGTTTTTCATTTCCTGCTCAAAATCGAAATCCGGGTACTGTTCCTTGAGCTTCTGGCTTTCCTGCCTTACGCGCTGGCTCCATTCCCGCATCGTCTGCTCTCTTATGCTCTCCGCCTGTTCTCTCTGTGCTCTGGTTTCCGCTCTGTTATGGATGTCCTCCTCCATGAAGGCCTCCACTGTTTTGCCCCTGTCGAACGCGGCCTGCTCATAGAAGTGCCCGTCGTTCTCAACAGCCTTTTTAAGGTCCTCGTAGAGAGTCTCGCTGTTGGGGTCCAGCTTGTAAAAGCGGCTCAGCACCTCCACGGCCGGGGCCATGGCCTTGTTCTGCTTTGTGGCATCTGCCAGCAGGCGCCGTACATTGGCGGCATTTTCCTTGCTTCGCCGCTCGTACTCCGCCTTGTAATCTGCATCCTCCAGCAGCTCATCGAAGCTGGGCTTCTTGGGTGCCTCCTCCTTGGCAGCGGGGGGCTCTGAGGGAGCTTCCGGGGATGTCTCGTTATTGGGAGTGGGGTCCTTGGTTTCAGAAGCGGCGGCCTTCTGACTCTGCGCGGCCGGCCTTGCCGCAGGCAGCTTGTACGCCCGGTCTTTTCTTATCTTGCTCTCGGGCACTCCCTTGGCCCTGAGAGCAGCTGCAAAGTCCTGCCCGGCGTCGGCAGGGGATACGCCCGAATCTGCGGCACTGCCGCTATCTCCACCCTCGCCGCCTTCGGCGAAGAGCTGAAGCAATTTAAAAATATCCATTTGTCCTCCTAAAGACTGCTTATCATCCTGTAGCTCACGTACTCCGGCGCGTTGATGGCCAGAATCTCAAAGCCTGCGCATATGGTGTCAAATATCAGGGTTATCACGTTCTCTGTGCCCTCATAGGCCTTGCAGCTTATCTGCGTACTTCCCGGTTCCAGATACACCGTGGCGTCCTCCACCTGCCCCGCCGCACTCATGGCAGATACCCGCTCTGCCAAAGTGAACGCCAAAGCAGAGACGCCGGCACAGAGTACATCCTGTCCCAGCGTCTTGTATGCCGTATGCCCTTTTATCTCTACCCGGTGTGTGTCCCGCTCGTAGACTATCTCTGTCATGTCCGCCTCCTATTCATTGGGCTGGGCAGCGTTCGCCGCCTGCTTGCGGGCCTTGTCCACAACTGCCGGCTCATCCTTCTGAGGCCCTGCTATGTTGTCGCCCTCCGTAAGCTGAGGCTTTGCCTCGCCCATGGCCGCCGGGGCTGCCGGCATGCCCAGCAGCTGCATTGCCTTTTGGCTAAGGCCCTGCACCATTTCTGTGTTGCCCACTGCCTGGGCCTGCGCGAGGGCCAGCTGCAGAAGCTGTATGCACAGCTGGTAAAGATTGCCCTGCTGGCTTATCTTCTGCATCAGCTCCTCCCGGCCGTCAAACTCCATCATGTCAAGGCACATCAGTGCCGGCTGAGACATTTGCGGTGTGAAGAACCCCATGTTGAAAAACTGCAAGGCCAGCTCGTTCTGACTCATCCGGGTGTACGCGTTTCTTTTCTGTGCGCTTACCTTTATGTCAAACACCGGCAGCCGCATCATGGGCGGCATGTTGGGGGTAAGCGCCGGCAGCTGCTGCAGCTTTATATTCGCGTTGGTGTAGGATATAAACTGCTCCTGCCCCATGCGCCCTGTTATCCTGAACTGTCTGGGCATGTCGTAGAACTGCCGTATAAGCTCAATGCAGAAGCTCACTATTTCGCTGTAACGGTTGTAGCTGTTGCGGGTGGAATCTCTTGAGCCCTTGCCACTGGCCTCCTGCAGCGCCGCAATGGCCGAGGCCGCCGTAACTCCACTGCTCACATTGCCGGCTGCCGTCTCCGTGTTGCCGGTGGTCTCTCTCAGCTCGTTGATATCACGGTCCAGCAGGCTCAGATAGTTGCCGTCCAGATTGTTGGTCTGGATGATCCGCAGACTGTCGTCGCCCAGGTTGCCGTCCACGCTTACCAGCGGTTTTGAAAGGTCAAGAAACTCCTCTTCGTTCACATTGCCGTCCTGCCGCTTGAAGTACCGGGGCATGGCCCCCACCATGGCGTTTTTAATAAACGCCGTTTTAAGCAGGTCTATTGAGGTCTGCGGGTTTTTTCCCACGTCTACAAAGCCGTAGCCGCAGGGACTGCCCTCTATGGGGAACAGCGCATCAAAGACATAAGGATAGCGGCCATGGCTGTAAAAGCCATTTGCCGCCTGTTCTCTGTCGTGTTCACTTGCGTAGAGAAGCTCGTTTCCTACGTACTTGATGTACTGCAGGGTCACTTTGCTTCCCGCTCTCTTTTTGTAGTAAACCTCGATCACCGCCGCCTTGGAGGCCATAGGCACGTTGTCATCATACCAGTACCTGCGCGGGGAAAAGGTGTTGCCCTTCAGCTTGTCCTTGAGCTGGGGGAATCTTTCTATAAGCTGTTCCTTTTCCCAAAGCTCCACCTGAAAGAAATATGGGCTTTTCTGAATGTCGCTTACTCCCGGCTCCCAGTAAATGTTAAGCGGGTTAATGCACTCTATGGCAATGTCGCCAAGGCCGTTGAGCTTTTCCGCGTCCCACCAGATTTTATACACGCCGGTCCCGCTCTTCATCTTTTGCCACATGGCATCTGAGTACACCTGCTCGAAGTTGTTCTGCTCCAGTACACAGGGCACAATTGCGGAGAGTATCCGCGCCTCCGGCTTGTCCTGGGCCTCTCTGGGCAGTATGTTGGGCTCGGGGTAGGCCTCCATGGCGTCTGCGTGCTTTGATACAATGGTGTTGTGCAGCCATCCGCTTACACTCTCAAATCCTCCATCCTTGCCTATCTCGGATACCCGGCGTTCCTCTCTGCCGTTCCTCAATTTCCACCAGTTTTCGCTGGATATAATGCGCTGCTCGGTGCGGGCCTTTCCCGCCCTGTATTCCTGCAGTATCCTGCTAAGCTCTCTCAGCTTTTCCGGCCCTATGGGCAGCTGTGCCGCCGTCTGCTCCGGCGGCAGATCCTGTCTTATTTCATCCATTCAAATCCTCCTGTTTGTCATTGCGAGGGCAAAGCCCGTGGCAATCCGTCTCCCAACTGTCATTGCGAGGGCGAAGCCCGTGGCAATCCGTACCCATCTGTCATTGCGAGCGAAGCGTGGCAATCCGTACCCATCTGTCATTGCGAGCGAAGCGTGGCAATCCGCAACCAACTGTCATTGCGAGGGCAAAGCCCGTGGCAATCCGTTCTCCCCTCACTCGAACTGGTCCAGCGGGTCACTGAGTATCATCCGCTTCGGTACCGCCCTTATGGGCTTCACCGGGCGGCTCATGCACATGTAGCGCACCTCGTCGGCCACGTGGTCCTCAAGCTCTGTGTTCAAATCCTCCGGCTTTGTCTCTGAGTACATCATTAGCGGTATCGTCCGTATAAACGCCTTGCAGTTTGAGAATATGTACATTCTCGGGTATCCCCGCTCGTCAAACTGAAAGCGGTAATGTACCTGCATCCATCCGGGGATACGCTTGTTATCCCCCGGCGTGAATATGATCCCATACCTCATTGCCGTTTCAGCTATGCTTTCTCCCCGGCTTGCGTCCCATATGCTGGGGTCTGCCACTCCGCCGCTTATGGTTCGGCCTTTGAGTAGGGGATGCTCCCGCTCCAGTCTGGCTGCTTCTTCAAACTGCTTATCTGCCGTCCACTTGACACCCTGATTGGGTTCATCGGTGCAACCGTAAAGCTCAAGTATCCTGTACAGCGTACCGTCATAGTCCACCGCCCACCATGCAAGGGAAAAGGGCTTGTTGTAGCCCCAGTCATAGCTTCGGTATATCTTCCAGCCTCTGCGCTCGCCCTCATTCAGGTCAAGCGGCTCTATCACATGGGTGTACTTCCACTGTGCCGCCGCCTCCTCCTGGCTTATCCCGGCCTCGTTGCAGGCCAGTGCGTCCGGCTTTGCGCGAAACTCTTCAAAGAACTGCCCCTCAAAGATATCCCAGCTGCCCTCCAGCCACGCCTTGCGCAGCTTGGGCGGCAGGGCCAGCAGCCTTTGGTAGTAGGCCGGGTCCTCTTTCATCAGGGCTTTGTTATCGGTCACAAAGCTTTGTATAAAGCTGTAATTCTCGGGCTTTTCCGTGTCCTTGTATATCCTGTCTATGAACAGCCGTTTTACCCAGTCGTGGCCCTCGCCGCCGGGGTTGCAGGTGTAGTAAATGCGCTTCGGAAAGTTGTTTACTCCTCGCACGCAGGCTCTCAGCATGTCCATGCGCCCCTCTGACTGCTGGGTAGCCTCGTCAACGAACAGCACGTCCACCTCAGTGCCCTGGAAGCGCTGGGCGTCCCGGTCATCCTCACAGTAGCGGAAAATTATGCGGCTTCCGTTGGGGAAAACTATGTGCTTTTTGCTGTCGTTGTATGTCGCTATCCGCTCTTCCTTGTCCACGTGGTAGCAGCGCAGCAGCTCACACAGGGGAATGATGTGGTTTTCCTGCAGCTCCGGGTAGGTCTTACGGATGATCATCACCTTTATTCCCGCATACCTCAGGCAGAGCCGCGCCGCTTTTACTCGCACAGCCCAGCTTTTGCCCCCGCCTCGCGCCCCGCCGAAGCACACTATAGGGTGCCGGTCGTTGAAAAAAAGCCTTTGCTTGGGGCTGGGGGAGGGGATTATCAGATCATTCATCCTCGTCGCCGTCCTCCCACCGTATCGTCAGGGTCTTGGGCTTGTTGTCGGCTACGCTTGCATACCGTTTAAGCAGTGCATCAGCCGCCTTGAGCCTGTCAGCCAGTGATGGGTCAAGATCAAAGGCGTCCTTAACCTCGCCTCTTAATACAGCCGACAAAAAAGCAAGGCACTCGTCGGCATCTGCCACGATCCTTGCATCTTGATTCTCCAGTCTTTCTTTCATGTAGGCCTTGACTTCGGGCCTTTTGAGTATTTCGTTTGCTCTCGATCCCGCTCCCTTAGGAGCATAGCCCACCTCAATGGCGGCCTGCGTACCGTTGAAGCTCTTGAGGTAGAGATTTACAAAGCGCTTGTGTTTTGCGCTTATTTTACCCACAGCTTTTCCACCGCCTTTATTGTCTCACGCGCGTGAATGTTCAAAACTTTTTCACGCTTCCTCACGTCCTTTCTCTCCACAGCTTAACCATCAGCTTCAGAAGCTCTGTTGCCTTGTAGGTCTCGATCAGCCGCTCCTTCCGCCGCCCCGGCTCCTTGCGGATAAGAATGTATTTGGTCATCATCCTCTCATAAGGCCGGGAATAAAATCGCTTTTCCTCAATGGCCAGCTCATCACCGTTGCGGTTCAGAGCCAGCAGCAGCTTGTAACACTTGTCCATTATGCTTTTCATATCCCGCTCCTTCCTGTCATTGCGAAGCCCCACAGGGGCTGTGGCAATCCGCAACCCCTCTGTCATTGCGAGGCCGCAGGCCGTGGCAATCCGCAACCCCTCTGTCATTGCGAGGAGCGCAGCGACGTGGCAATCCGTCTCTCAAAACCAAAAGCCCCGGCGTTCTTCGTCGGAGCTTTTGATGATACCATTATAGCACCTGACCCACTGACATTCACTGACATCTTTTCAAAGCCCGCAAAGCCCTGCACCCCAACGGATACAGAGCTTTTTAATATCAGCTTTTAAAAATTTGTTCATTTTTTTGTGCCCGCTTTCCCATCTTTGACAGTGCCTGGGAGTCTATGCGGATGAGCTGCAGAGCCTCACCATGGAGACGGTGCACATGCCTCTCTGAGATATGCAGCCGCGCAGATATCTCCGGCCATTCACGGCAGTTAAGATATCTGTGGATACATATGCTTCTCATGTCAGCATTGTTAAGGGTCTCTATGGCCTTGAGTATCTCTTCCTTCAAGGCTTTAAGCTCCCGGCGTCTGCCCTCTATGTAGGCGGTGAGGATAGCATAGCCCTCTATCTTGTGCGGATCCTTTCTTCCGCCGCCTCCTGTCCCGCTCTGATAGCGTGCCGTTATCCCTGTCGCCGTCTCAAGGGCCGTTTCCTCCGTGTCCTCAAGGGCCCATATTTCCCTCTGTATGGTCCGCGCCCGGTTAAGCCAATCCTTTTTAAGCTCCGTGCGCCCGCTATTTCTTTTCTGGTATTTGCCCATCATGTCCTCCGCTCTGCCTGCTGCCTGTACCATCATGCCCGCCTCCTTCCTCCGGCTCTGGCTCTTTCTCCTCCGCCCTTTGCCGCCGCAGCCTTCTCTCTGGCCCTCTTCCGGGCTATCTCGCTGTGCGTCATTCCCACATCGTACTGAACGAGAGGCTTAAAGCCCCAGCACATGGAGCAAAAGCCTACAAACGGATTTGATACCTCAACCATCGTCCTTGTCTGTCTCAATGTATCTGAGCAATCTTCGCAAATGCTCATGTATATAGCCTTATCCACCTTTTCTGCCTCCTCTCTTTCTGGGCTCCTGTATGTATATCTTCCCGCCCCTTACCTTGGGCGCCTCCGGCAGAAGACAGCGCAGATAAGAGCTGGTCACTCTGCCTTCCTCATCGCAGCAGGTCTCATGCTCTTTGATAACGCCGTTCTTCTCCGGCCGGATATCCTCCACATCGTCTACGGGCACAGGCTCTGTGTAGATGGGCTTTAAAACATTTCGGCTGCAATGGTATTTCTTCTTCCCGGCAGGGAGCTTCACATTGGCGATGAGATATGCTGCAAGGTCACTGTGATCTCCTCTGTTGTCCAGCATCTCAAAGCTGAGACCCCCGCCCTGCCAAAGCTTCCGGATAAGCTCCATCCCGCATGCATCGGTAACAAAATGGTGGTGCAGCCTTGCCGGGGCATTTCTCTTGGGGCTCCAGTTTGCATTTACCCATACCATCAAAGGCTCCCTGTCAAATGCCCTCTTAAACTCGGCCCTGTACTTGCGCATGAATTTCTTGAGATAATCACAGGCTGCTTCATAATCCCCGGGCAGATGCTCATCGTCATACTTGAGAGAGGCGAATATATCTCCCTGGATGAAAGTAGCGTTAAGTCTTCTTGCCAGATCCCTGCAAGCACTCTTCTCATTGGCCTTTATCTTCTTCTCCGAGGAACTCCCTGCTATCCTTGCCGCTCTCCGGGGCTTTGCCTCTCCGATCTGACGCACGGACAGCATGGAGCGTCTGGTCTCCACTACCTTGCCTGATATGATTTTATACTCCATAAGCTTTTTCATCTTCTCTCCTGTTCCAACCTTAGCCGTAAAAAAGTCTTTAAAGAAACGCGCACGCGTTCCTATTTAAATTAATGTTAATCTGAAAAGGTACACATCCTGTCATTGCGAGGAGCAAAGCGACGTGGCAATCCGTCTCCTCTGTCATTGCGAAGCCCCGCAGGGGCTGTGGCAATCCGTCCCAAGCCCGCTCATAAAAACCGCCGCCCCCGGCAGCTTTTATCAACGGCCTTTTTCCCCAGTGGGAGGTTTAACCCCTCCCACTGTTTTTCTTCTCTTCTGCTAACTTTCTCAATTCCTCAAGCTGGATCTTATCCTGCTTTCTCCTGCGGTCGGCGGCTGCCTTAGATTCCTCAGCCTCTTTTGTAGCTTTCCACACTTTGTATCTCAGCAAGCCCCAATATCCAAAAGTAAACTGATTCCACAGCCCACAGCATAAATAATTAACATACGTACTGCATACCTCAAATTCCACCCACTTGGAAAGCTTCTTGAACTCATTAAATTTAATTCTCGGCACGCCTATGTTGTCTCTTACATCTTTTGCGTTGGAGATTAAAGCTGTTGCTAATAAAGAAAGGCCCGCAGCAATTAAAAAGCCTGTTATTACTGTTATTACTATCATTTTTTCTCCTTTCTCTGTCATTGCGAGGGCGTAGCCCGTGGCAATCCGTATATGCTCCTCGGCTTGTCAAGCCTTCCCCCGGAGGGGGAAGGTGCCGCCTCCGGCGGCGGATGAGGGGCTACTCTTGCGTCTTTTCTCCCTGCATGTCGCCCAGCAGCTCCACCTCAATCTTTACCCTGCCGGCAAATGCCCCGTTGTAGTCTCTCTCGTATGGTACATTCTCAAGCCGTTGCATCAGGTCACAGATGAGGTCAACTGCGTTTACTCTTATTCCGTAAGAATCAACAGAAACTACGCCGGTACATTCCACAGCTATGTCTCTTACTTCATCCATCCGCTTTGCCTCCTCTTCCGGCCCTGAGCTTTGCGCCCAGAGCCCCGATGTATGCCCCCAGTGCGCCGCCCGCATCGTCAAAGGGTAGCAGCACCGCCACCGTAAACATCCCGTCGTGTACCGTGATGTAGCTCTTCCCCTTGGGGCTCTGCCTCAAACAAAACTCCAATGCCTCCACATCCTCAAATGGCTTGAGGTATCTGCTCTGCAGCAGAAACGCTCTCTGCTGCTCCGTAACCAGTACCGCCAGCTCATATCCCAGACGGGTAAAAGTGAAGTCCTGCAGTTCCAGACTCTCCTGACCGTCCATGTATTCCTCTGTGCAGATGTCCCCGGGCATTACGTTCACTTCTCTCTGCTGAAAGTCTGCGGCCTTGTCCTCCGGGATATCCACCATGCGGAAAAGCTCACTCAGCCTAAGCTCCGGCAGCCCCGCCAGACTGTACATGGCCACTCCGTCGCTTACCCACTGCTCTCCCTCACCCTGATACAGCGTCACGCATTTCCGCTTCTTTATCAGCTCTGCTATCTGTTTGATTTTCATTTTTTTCTTCCTCCAGTTCCGGAATTTCCATCCAATGGCTTATCTCTCCAATCACAGGCCCGTCTGCAAAGAAGTGTTTCGCGGCCACTGAGTAACGACAAGTCAACGGATATTTCTTTTTCTCTTCCCCCCATGTGGGGAAATTGAACACTGTGAGGTATATGCCGTCTCGTTCAGGAAGAGCATTCTCTACTTTTGTCCACTTACAGGTTTTTACCGTTGGTGCCGCGCAGATAAGCCCTTCTGTATCTTCTGGCCCTGTTATCGTGCCATCCTCCAGGCCCTCCCAGAATTTCTTTATTAGCGCGTCAGCGTCTATCGTTCGCATTACATTCTCCTTTTCCACGTCATTGCGAGGGCGTTCACTGCCCGCCCCTGATACAAGCTTTCAAAAATTAATTGACGCTACGTCTCGCACCTTTTTGAAGTTAACAACCCACACCCACGGGTTGGCCTCCCATCCGTAGGCGGGAAGCATCTTCATAGATGAGCGGATTATTGATAATCGCCGCCGCCTCGCGCTCACAATCCTCGGGCGTGATCGCCTGGAGGCTCTCTACCCGGACATCGGTCACGCGGAGAAACAGGCGGGCCGCTTCCTTCGGCATATGTATAGATGGAACCCAACGGTCGGAGCTGTCCCAACCTTCGGGGTCCTCACCATCTGCCCGGTAAACGTAGCCGTAGGGCATTACCGCGAACGTCTCTCGGACATAAAGAATATCTCCCGTGTAAAAAGGCTGCGGCATGTATCGCGTCATTCTCTCGTACGGTCTGTACCTTGGTTTTACAATCCGCCTGGTAACGGTCTTGCGACCCTCCTTGATGGCCTGCACCATCTCAGTGTTAAAAAGTATTGGTTTCATTCCAGCCTTTCCTCCTTAAATCTCCTTTTGGTCACCGCCATTGGAAACTCTTCAACCTCGCTTGCCCATACGGCTTTTGCACCGCACCGTTCAAACACCAGCGGGAATCCGCCAATGCCATCAAAAAGGCTTGCCATCGTTATATCGCGCTCGTACTGTGCGCATATCCTGCGCGCCATCCACTGCCAGAACGGCAGAGCTATTGAATTTCCCAAGGCCTTGTATCGCGGTGAGTCAGCCGCCTTGTGCTTCTTGCCTCTGGAATCCGTCCAGTCCCCGATATCTGTCCACCCATCGGGAAACCCTTGAAGCCGCTCACATTCAAGAGGAGTAAGGCGGCGAACCATATTGTTCTGGACTGGGTATGTTTCGCTGTCCTCCCTGTAGTCACAATTTGCCTTTGCCTTGAGGGTGTGGGCTATAAGAATACTCTGTTGGTCATGCATAGTGTCCAGCGGGTTGGAGGTCTCGCGCATGCTCATGTTATTAAGCTGTCCATTCCCCACACACAGACCTGTATAATCTGTAACGCGGTTCTGGTGGTCTCCGGTCAGGGTAGGGGCGATTTCCCCATTACCATTGCCCCGGGCATCAAAGCACATCGGAGTGTTTCGCCCCGACGGATTACTGTTTGTGCTGATAGTGTAACTGACGGTTGATTCTCTTACCTCGCCGGATGCGTTCTGCTGAAAACTTAATACCGCCGGAACATACCCGCCACCCATGCCCATAGAGGCCGGGAGCGAAGTGCTTACACCCCCAGTCTGGATTGTTGCATGGTTCTGGTTGCTTTCTATCAGAATTGGCTCTGTGCCCTCAGTGCTTTCTCCAACAGTTCCGGCAGCTTCTTTCCTCTCTGCTGGGCCCTTCTCAAAATCCCCTGACAGGCCTTTGCGCTCAAAGAGTATTTCGGGTGCGGAGAGACCTCCAAAATCTGCGACAAGCGCGATGCGTTTTCTTCTCTGGGGCACTCCCCAAAACTGTGCGTCGTGTACTCTCCAAGCAATTGACCATGTACCATCTTCAGCGTAATAGCACCCGGATTTTGTCCATCCTCCGTCCGGTATACACACATAGATATGGGCATCCGGCTCTGCGATTTTGATGATTTCTTCAAGCACTGCCGCAAAGTCTGCGCCCTTGAGGCTTCCACTTGAGAAGGCTCCTGGTACATTTTCCCAGACCATATATCTTGGTCGAATAAAGATACCCGTTCTCCCTGATAGTCTGTCATGTTCCCTCATCTCCCTTACAATTCGCACCTGGTGGTAAAACAGCGCGGATTCATCTCCGCCCAAGCCTTTGCGGTTCCCTGCCACACTGAAATTCTGGCAGGGAGATCCGCCTGTCACCACATCTACGATGGGTACGCTGTTCCCGCGCAGCCGGGTAATATCACCTAAGTGTTTCATTCACACCTCCAACATATCAAATAAATTGAGCTGTTCAGCCTGGGACCTCTTCTGCCGGTACTTCAAAGCCGGATACCGGCGCTACTTCTATTTTTGTTTTAAGAAATTCAAGATAGTTCATCTCTCCTTCTTCCCCCTGTTAGGCGCCAAGCCCTGTTCCTGGCGCCATTTCTGCACGCTGTCAAGGCAGCAGCCTACTGCCTCGGCTATCTCCCGGTCCGTCATGCCCAGCATGTAAAGCTTAAGCAGCTTCACCCGGTCCAGCCTCTTCTGGCGGTATGGATTGGGCTTTCGCCCACTGCGGCGGTACCAGTCATATACCGCGCTTTTGCTGGCTCCCATTTCCTTGGCTATCTGGCCCACGCTCATGCCCTGGTCGTGAAGCTTTGCTGCCTTATCCCAGTCAAATTCCGCATTGCCGTGCTTCTTTCCCTTGGCGTGGGTAACTCCGTCCCATCGGAAGAAAGAGCAGTTTTCCGGCAGAGCCTGCTCCCTGGCCTCAGGTGTCAGCCTGTCCACACCCAGCAGGTCATATATCTGCTTAAGCCTTGTCTTACCCTCAATGCGGCTGTACCCGCACTCGGTTTCAAGGCTGCCGTTGTTCAGCCCGTACTTGCACCGGGCGCATCTCGGATTAAAACTTGTTGACATTTTTTATTTATCCCTTATAATCAAGATGTAGTTTATTTCTCATATGCTTTTGGGCCGATGCGGTGTGCTTTACCGCATCGGCTCTCTTTTTAATTGTCATCTTCGGGAAACTCCCTTAATGACAGCTCGTGCAGGTTGTACCGGTCAAGGCCGTTTTCAATGTCGTCTGCCGCCTGCCTCACCACGGGCAAAAGCACCCTTACTGCCAGCGCTATCTGCTCGTCTTTAAGCCTCTCCTCGGCAAACTTTACCCCCTCGGCATAGCACTGTCTTTTTTCGTCGTTGTCATAGCGGAGCCCCACAGTGCTTACGATTTTCTCTTCCGGAGATATTCTGCTTTCTCCAACCAGAGGATGAGAATGCGCGTTCTCATCTATCCCCTCACGCACAACCAATATGAATTTTCGTTCTTTAACCATTTCCGATTTCCTCCTTGTCGCACCACTTGGGCCGCACTATCGGTGCCTCCAGTGCTTCAATGTCCAGCCGGGATACCAACAGCGTCCGCCGCTTTTCCCCTCTGGGTGTCCGGCTGCTGTCGGTGCAATGAGCTGTGTGTCTCCCGGCCTCATGCTCATAGCACAGCGTCCCACAGCCCCGGCAATCCCGCTCCTTCCTGTCATTGCGAGGGCGCAGCCCGTGGCAATCCGTACCCCTGTCATTGCGAGGAGCGCAGCGACGTGGCAATCCGTCTCCCTCGTCGCCCCTGTCATTGCGAGCGAAGCGTGGCAATCCGTTCCCCTCACTCATACCGCCGCTCCCGCTCATCCACACAGCGGTTCAGCACGTCCCAACCGCCTACAGCCAGCAGCACCAGCAGTGCCGCCCAGC